CGTGGAGCCGTGATTTCTGGCGCGTCGCTCGCAATATGTCGTTTGTGAACCAGTTCGCTGGTTCGGGTTCCAACGCGATGATCACGCGTGTCACTGAGCTGACCAAGTCGGACAAGGGCACGAAGGCTGTTATCACGCTGCTCGCCGACATGACCGGTGACGGTGTGACGGGTGACAGCACCCTCGAGGGTAATGAAGAGGCGCTCCGCGCTTACGACATCACCATCGAGCTCGACCAGCTCCGTTTTGCGAACCGCATTGCCGGTCGCCTTGCGGACCAGAAGAGCGTGGTGAACTTCCGTGAGACGAGCCGCGACGCGCTTGCGTATGCGATGGCTGATCGTATTGACCAGCTTTCGTTCCTTACGCTTGCCGGTGTGGCGTACACGCACAAGACGAACGGTGCGCTTCGCAGCGTTTTGGCCTCGGGCCAGAACCTGTCAAACCTCGAGTTCGCCTCTGACGTGTCGGCCCCGACGGCTTCGCGCCACCGCCGAGTTTCGGGCGACAACCTTGTCGCTGGCGACACGACGGCTGTGACGGCGACGGATAAGCTGAAGTATCGGCACATCGTCGACCTCAAGGCTTACGCCAAGGATCAGTATATCCGTGGCGTGCGTAGCGCTGGCAACGACGAGATGTTCCATCTCTTCGTTACTCCGCAGCAGATGGCCTCGCTCAAGCTTGATTCGGACTTCCTTGCCAACGTGCGTAACGCTGGCATCCGCGGTCCGAGCAACCAGCTGTTCGCGGGTTCGAGCTCGCTGATGGTTGACGGCGTGATGGTCCACGAGTTCCGCCATGTGTTTAACACCTCTGGTGCGACGACTGGTACCTCGGCTAACGCCGGTGCGGCTGGCTACAAGTGGGGTGCGAACGCCAACATCGTTGGTGCGCGTGCTCTGTTCTGCGGCGCCCAGGCTCTTGCCATGGCGGACATCGGTCTGCCGGATATCGTCGAAGACACCTTCGACTACCAGAACCAGTCTGGTATCTCGATCGGCAAGATCTTCGGTCTCCGTAAGCCGAAGTACAACAGCGATGTCACTGCCAACGTCCAGGACTTTGGCGTGATCGCTCTCGATACGGCTCAGTAAGCCGCCTAGGGGGCCCCCTCAACACGAGGGGGCCCTCGTTTTTAACGAGGAGTACTCGTGAAGGTATTCTCTGATCACGAGATTCGAGTAGCCACCCTTAGCGGTGCAGTCGTACTGTTGTCTCCCGGTGAAGAACGGGAACTGTCCGATGAAATCGGACTTCAATTGCTTCAGCTTGGAGCTAAGCAAGTAGGCACTGGGAAAGCATCACCGGCTCCTGCGCCGGCCCCTGCGAAAGAAGACCCGCTGATCGATCAGGTCGAAGTAGTCAAAGTTCTTGACGACGTCGTTACCGCAATCGAAAAGCTGGTCGAACAGGCGGACCCAGAAGACTTTAAGGCAGACGGGACACCCAAGGCGGCTGCCGTAAATCGGGTTGCTGGCCGGAATGTCAGCACCGAGGACCGAGAGGCTGCTTGGGGTTTGTTTATCAAATCGTGAGGTAGGCCATGGCCGTTACCGTACAAAGCGTAGTCGACCGCGTTCAGAAGACCCTTCAGGACACCACTGGTGTTCGCTGGCCGGTTGTCGATGAATTGGTCCTTTGGGTTAACGATGCGCAGCGTGAGATTGCGCTCCTTAAGCCTGACTCTTCGGCAAAAAATACGACGGTGACCCTGGCACCGGGCACCAAGCAGGAGATCCCGAACGACGGTAATCGGCTTTTGCGCGTGGTGCGCAATATGTCGGCCGCCACTAACGGACTCGGCAAGCGTGCGGTACGTATTGTGTCGCGAGAAGTGCTTGACGCCCAGACCCCCGATTGGCACGACCCCACTGTTTCTGGGGACGCAGCACATGTGCTGACCGTTAAGCACTACGTCTATGACGAGCAGAACCCCCGTAACTTCTACGTTTACCCCGGGGTTGCCTCGTCTGGTGGGTCTGCCTTTGTAGAGATCATCTACTCGGCGAATCCGTCGACAGTGGCGCAGAACGGGAACCTGGATATCCCGGATATTTTTGCTAACGCTGTCATGAACTACGTTCTGTACATGGCGTACATGAAGGACGCGGAGTATGCGGGTAACAACCAGCGTGCGGCTTCGCACTTCCAGCTGTTTATGTCGTCAATCACTGGCAAGGGCCAGGTTGATGCTCTTACTTCGCCTAACTACAGTAGCAACAGCGTTCCGCGAGTCCCGCAGATTTCTGCGCCGCCCGTAGGCTAATAGACCATGGCAACGCTCTACGAGTCGTTGTTGTCGGAAATAATCCCGATGGTACCGGGGTGCCCGGACACGTTGATTGAAAACAACATCCGGGCGGCTACCATCGAGCTCTGTGAGAAGGCAGCAGTCCTTCAAGCTGAGCTCGATGCTGTTACGACCCGGGTTGGAACCTTTGAGTACGATCTAGAGCCGCCTACGGACACCGTTGTCCACAGAATTATGTGGGCGATCTACGACGGTAAGGACCTCGACCCGATTAGTACGGCTTTGCTCGAACAGCGTAAGCCGAGCTGGCGGGATGCGGCTAACCGTGGAACGCCTGAGTACTACATCAAGGTAAGCCAGTCGTTGTTCTGGATCGTACCCGTACCGAATGTTACGAAGGTCGGCGGGGTGATCCTGCGCGCGCAGTTAAAGCCGACGCAGGCATCGCTTTCCGCTGACGATGAGTTGATGTCGGACTATCGAGACACGATTGTTAACGGAGCACTGTACCGCCTGCTTCGCCTTCCTAGTAAGGAATGGACCGATTTTGCAGGGGCACAGGTGTATGGCGCCCTCTTCAATGAGGGTATCATTGCTGCGGATAAGCGGGCCAGGCAGGCTGATGTTGGTATTGCTAGGAAGGTGTCTTATGGCGGAATCCATTCACCCTACTCGCGCCGAAGAAACCGGTACGGTAACGGCGGCTGAACCAGTAGTTGCTGATATACGTAAAGAGTGGGATTGGGTTAGAGGCGGGGTCGAAGAGATCCTACGCAACGCTAGGACACTTACCTATAGGCCTGAAGATGTATACGCGCTGTGTATACAAAGGTCTGCTGTGTTGTGGGTTACGAATGAAGGTTTTGTTGTTTCGACTACTGAGGTAGACCCGTTTACTGACAAGAAGACCATGTTTCTATGGTTGGCTTGGGCTAAGGAGAAAGGTAATAGTCTAGTGGCTAAGTACCAGTCGTTTTTTGAGCGTGTAGCTCGTGAAGCGGGGTATAGTTACTTAGAGACTAGGTCTCCATTTCTTGGGCTGATGCATCATTTAGAATCTAATGGTTGGGTGGTCGACACTGTTGTGTATACGAGGGAACTATAGTGGCTAGCAAACCGAAAGCTGCTGACTACAAGCCAAGTGAGGCGGAGAAAGCATCCGCTTCGGTAGCTATGGCTGAGTACGAATACTTCAAGCAGAAGTATGATCCGCTGCTCCAACAGATGCGCGATAAGTCGATGACTGAAGACGTGCAGTCCACACTGCGCGGGCGTGCAAACGCTGACGTCATGCAATCGCTATCTACCCCCAGTTACGAACGAGCGGCTGCTGCAGATTCGGCTGGCGACATGACTCAGGCGCTTACAGGTCAGCTTGGGGAAGCGAACGTTGCTGCAAAGCAGGTTCAAAACACCATGCAGTCAGGCGTCTTAGGGACTGCTCGTGGGCAAGCGGCTGATGCGCAGACCGGTATGGCGCAGGCCAGTCGGCTCGCGACGTCTAGTGCGCTTGAGAAGGCTCGCGCTAATCAGCAGGTAGCTCTTGCTAAGCAGTCAGCCGCTGGCCAAGTAGCGGGAGCGGCCATTGCAAAAGCCGCCGAGAACAAAGCAAGCGGCGGTACTTGGTTCACTCCAAAGGATCCAAAGACCGGTCTTTCGGTTAGTAGTATGAAAGATCGCCTTGCCTACAGCACGTATGGAACTGCTGCTGGAAATATCCCTGCCGATCGCGGCTCTTTGAGCATAGCTGCCCCTCTCTTTACTCAGCCGGCTATGCCGGTCATGTCTACCCCGATGGTGCGGCCTGATGGGACTATTGGATACTTCTCCAACACACCTAGTCTCGATCAGTTCCGACGAACCATTGTTCAGGGGAGGTAAATAATGGCTACCTCTTCATTGTCTTCTTTGAGCGTTGAAGAACTCTTGCGGATGCAGCAGCAGGCGCAAGTCGGAGCGTTTAGCTCTGGTTTGCGAGAAGTCTCTGATCCAGAAAAAGCGTACGCTGATCTGACTCGCCAAGAGTACTTGGACTACGTTGGTAACTACCGTAAGTTTGAAGAGCAGCTTATCCAAAAAGCACAGACGGATAAGACGCTTATCGACCAGGCCCGGGCCGACGTTGGCACTGCTTCTGCTTTAACGCAGGGGATCGCGACTCGTAATGCTGAGCGGTACGGTGTTGCTCTAACGCCGGATCAGATACAGCAGCAACGACTGTCTATGCAACGAGCGTCTACACTCGGCGGTATTCAGGCGGTCAACGACGCTAAGATTGCCCAGCGCGAATCAAACACAGCGTTGCTTTCTGACCTGATTAACATCGGCCAGGGCGTAAACCGCGCTTCGCAGCAGCAACTTGGGTCTGCTGCTGGCGACGCAACAGCGCGTCGCAACGCGTACACCCAAGCAAAAGCGCAGTCAAAAGCAAACACTTATTCCACGATTGGATCGCTGGCATCAGCAGCCATTATGTTGATGTCGTTCTAGAGGTAAGTCATGGCACAAGATCTTGGTAGCGCAATCCTCGCTGGTATCCAGGGAGTACAAGCCGGAGCACGTCAGCGTCAGCAGTTGCTTATGCAGCAGCAGGAGCTGGATCTTGCTCGTGAACGGGCTGGCCGTGAACAAGAACAGCTCAAGCTAAACCAAAACGCGGACGTTCGCGCCCAAGCAGAGGCTGATGAAAACCGACGCAAGTTTGCTAGAACCGAACTTGGTGTAGACGCAGACCGTGTATTCGGGCGTGGTCAAACGCTCGGTATTATTAAAAAAGACGGCACTATAGACCGTGACGCCTTAGCAAAAGGCGTTAAGGCTGGAGACGAACAGTACACTCGTTTTCTCGCTGACGTCATGAACGTCAATAAGCGCGAAGAAGCCATCGGCCGTAATAACTATGACCCTACAGATTTTTCTTTTACCGGGGTCGACAAAGAAGCGCTTAAGCAGGGCAGGCTCGTAATAACGGGTTCATACAGAGATGGCCGACCCGGCGTTCTTACCGCACAAGGTGGATCTTCCCCGGACGAAAATGTTGTTACAAGCACTATCGACGAAGGCGTTGATCTTGCTATCACCGGTTTGCAGACGCGGGTTATTCCGAACTCAAACTTTGGCGCGACTAACGCCGAAAGTCGTTTTCGCACTGCCCTCGGCGTGGGCACCGTACTTGCGAAAGCTAATGAGAATAAGCCCCCATATTACGCCGAGTCTGGCGGCTCTGGGGCACGCACCGTTTTAAATGCTATTGATGCTAGTGGTCTTCCTGTGGAAGCCAGCCGTACGTTTATTTCTCAGCTGTCAGCGATTAAAGATCCCCGCCAGAAGGAAGAGTTTATTTGGCAGGTAGCAAAAGATCTCGGCATTGAAGCTGAGGTTAAGACTCGCGGTGGAGCTTCGTCTACGGTACTTGGGGCTGATAGGCCTTTTGATACTGCAACAGATTCTTCTGACAGGCTCGACGGCATTGCGCGGCAACCTACTTCGCCCAGCCTCGGCGTAAAATCATTTGAGAGGCAACTTAAAACTCTGCGAGAAAGAGCTAATGCTCTCCCTGCGGGGTCTCCAGCTAGAGAGAATATAGAGAACAAAATAACCGAGGTAAACACTCGTCGCGGGGACTTTATACGCAACGAGAACCAGGCTACGTGGGATTCTTACACGGCAGACTCCAAGAAGGCCGATGAAGCTCTTGCCAAGCCCAACGTGACCGCTGAGTCGCGCTCGTATTGGAACGCTCGTAAGCAAGACGTTGATAGAAACAAGCAAGCCTTCATTAAGGCCGGCGGCTACACTCCCGTTCAGCGCACAACTGATTATCAGGTCCTTGAACAAAATGTTATCTCTCGTATTAGAGAGCTATCACCTTCTGACGTAGCAGGAGCTATACAGAGTGGGGCTTTGAAGTTTTCTGAGCCGGAAGTCCGTGCTTTGCGAGCCCGTCTCACAGAGGCTGGAGTATCCGGCACAACCGGTAACGCAATCCGTACTGCTTCTAAGGCCCTACCGCGCGAAGAGATAATTGCAACACTCGCAGTAGCCTATGCTCAGTCGAATGACGCTGGGCAACAGCAGCAGCTGATGACGATGATCGCCAACACCGGCGAGACCGGAAGCCCGTTCTTAACCGCCGTTAAGCGCCGAGATCAGGAGCTTAATGAGTGGGAATTGGCATTGCGGGAACGTGAGCTGCAAGCTAACAGAGAAGCCACCGCAGCTAAAAGAGCAGGGGACGCCACCGCAGTTAAGCTTGCTAACATACAAGCGCTACAGAAAACGCTTGATGAAGGCGCGTCCATGCTCAATCCAACTGTAGATGGACGCCCGACTAAGGGAGACATCGACGCGGTTTCCAACTGGACCAGAATGTCGCTTCCGAAAAACGAGGCGTTTATCCGCCAAATGGCTCGAATTGACCCGGTTGCAGCGCGTGAATACTACGGCGTTCATATGGGGCAGGCGTCTCAAGCAGCAGCCGTTATATTTGACGAGTTGCCGAGCGCAGGGTTTTTAGGTGGTCCCAAAGACGCGCTCTACGATTGGTTTGGTACCAAGCCTACAGTGGACACTATGGCTCAGCGACTTCAGAATGTACGGGCCGTAACCGATGCGGATGGAGTAGCAAAATCGTTTTACCTTGTTAACCGGGGAACCGGGAGGCAGCAAGGTAAAGAACTAACTGCTACTCAGATACAGAGCATCGACGGCGGTCCAGAGATGTTTCAGATTTTGTCCGCAGCTTCGTTTATCAATGAGGAAATAGCCTCTGGCCGAGCCGCCAAAAACGCTAGGCAATAATCCGCATGGCCCCTGAGCAGTACGACCCGTTTGCTGAGTTCCTTCGCGCTGGGAATGAGACTAGCCCTGAAGAGGATCTGCAGTTTCAGCAGTTCCTAGGGAACGCTCCTAAACCCGAGTTCAAGGGACGAGCGGCTACGCTAGGTGAAGAGTTTAGCGCGGCCGTTGAATCTGGCGCCCAAGGACTGGCGGCTGACCTCGAGTACTTCAAAGCCCTTGGGAACACCTTAATCGGTGACACTAAAGCTGCCGAAACTAATATTCGAGAAGCGAGGCTTCGCGAAGAGTTTGCTGCTGCTCCGCTTGAGGGGCTTGAGACCTTTGAGCAGTTCTTGGACCAACCTACGTTTAGCGGGTTTATTAGCCAAGCAACACGTGGTTTTGGCCAGGTCCTACCCTCCGCCGCTCTGTCTATTGCTAGCGCCGGTACTGGCGCACTGACCGCCGTTGTTGGTCGCGGCGTACTGAATCAGGTAAACCGCCAGGCGGCTAAGCGCATTATTAAGGACTCGGTCGATCGTACTGTTCAGGGTGTCGCTGACCCCGCCGAGCAGCAGATCGCTGAGCTGGCCTACGGCTCGCTTCGGCAAGCGGCTACGCGTGGCGCAATTGGCGGCGGTTTCGCTGCCGAGTTCGCGCCCCTGTCAGGCAGCAACCTGTCGGAAGCCCTAGAGTCTGGCCAGCCCCTTGATACCGGTACGGCTATTCGTGCCGCTACTGTCGCTGCCCCCCAAGCCGCTATCGGCGTGGGCAGCGAGTACGCCTTGCTCAGACTGATCGGTGAGCAGGCTACAAAGCGTGCCGCCGTAGAAGGCGGGATCTTTGCTAACTTCGCCAAGCGCGTCGGAACTGGTGCCTTGCAGGGCGGCGCTATCGAAGCGACGACTGAACTGGCGCAGGAAGGCATCGCGGTTGCTAACCGTGCTGACCTCGACCCGTTGTTTACTGCAGAAGACGCCAAGTTACGGCTGGCCGAATCAGCTTTTGCTGGCTTCTTTGGCGGTGCTGCCCCCGGCGCAGCTGGCGGTGTCCTTGGCGCTACAGGCGACGCTATGGCGCGTACTCCGCAAGGTGCTCGCGACGCAGCCGGTAACGTTGTAGATAAAGCCGCTAACATCTTCGATCGCGCCCGTCGCATGCTGGACACCGCCCGTGAGCAACGGGTCAATGACCAGGTCAACCGAGAACAGTTCGGTGACATCTTCTCTGGCGGTACAACCCCCGAGCCGGAGCGCGATATCGACGCACAGCTTCGGGCGATGCTTGACCCAACTAGCGGTAAGAACGCTGTGTGGGTTGCTGGCGCACCAACCAAGATTAAAGCCCGTCCGAATGGCATTACTAATTTAATGATCGGTGGCGAGATGGCTTACGCCTCGTTCATTCCTGGACGCGGCACGATAGTCTCTACTGATCTGAATCTGGTCAACGAGGTCGTAGCCGCCGGTGCATCCGACAAGGCGCTACAGGTAGCCCTCGGGTACAGCGCCGTCAAAGATGCCGCTAACCCCGGCGATCTCGTGGTTCAGGTGTTTGACCGAGACGGTCGCGTTGTATCCGAGGAGGCTACAACACAAGACAACTTGCCTGCGGCTTTCCAGGCGGCTGGCAAGCTTATGCCACAGGGCGGCCGCGTCGAGCAGACCACGGTTGAGAAGGCGCTCGAAGATCGCAAGCGCCGTTTTGAGGCCGAGCAGCGCGTTGAAATCCGCGAGATGAATGTCGAAGACGATCAGAACGGGACAGAAGACCAGACTGACGTAGACATTTTTGGGCAAGGTTCTCAGATAATTGAACCAGAGCGTAAGGTACTTGGTACGTACGATAGGAAGAAAAACCTAGCAGCGGTTTTCGATAATACGGAATCCGCCAGAGCCGAGTACGAAAAGGTTTTCGGTGAAACTGATTGGAGCAGTCCTCGCTTTGCTTCAATGACCGAGCAGCTGTTGATTACTGCTGTTAAGCGTCAAAAGGACAGTCCGTATTCGGCCATAATCGTTGAAGACACTCCAGATGGTAAGTTCCGTCTTGTGGAAGAAGATTTTGGTCAAGACGAGAAGTTTCGATTTGAGAAGGTAGTTAAGGATAAAGAGACTGGAGTAGAAACTACTCAGACTCTAATGCTTAACCTACAAGAGTATCTCGTTGAGTCGATCCGACGCGCTTCTAGAGTATCTGGCAACCTTTTATCCGGCGGAAAAGAACGCACCGCTGGTGCAGCTCCAGGTAATCCGACTCTTCGACGTGATGCCAATCGCGTGACCATAGTCTCGCCTAGCGGTAAAACGGCGAAAGTAGCCTTATGGGACTTAGTAAATTCTGGCCGTGGCCTGATATTCGGTCGCGGCGAAAGCATGCTTGGTACTACAGATCGCCAAGGACAGATCACATCCAACCCAAGAGTTGCTGCTAGAAATGGCTTTTTCGCGTTACTGGCTGATCTTGCTCTCAACGGATACGACGTGCAGGTCGATGGGCAATCCATCACTAAGGAGATACCTGCCTCTGTAACGGGGGTTACTGCTTGGCTGGATCGTGGACGCCCCGTGTCTTTGGCCGATCTTATTAGCCAATCACAGTCAGTACCGCCAGCACGAACAGCCATACGAGATGCCTTGCAGGAGCAGGTATTTGAGTTGCTTGACGCCCCCGGAGCGTCTAATGAGCGGGGCGAGCCTGACATTGAGTATCTTTCGGAACAGCTTGGATTGGACTTTCAAACTGTTTCTGACGTGTTTTACCGGTTGGAGCTTAACCAGAAACGCGGCAAGATAATTAAAAGTCTCGGTATCGACGAAGACCTGGTAGACACAATTACTGCGGTTTTTTACGACGTCCGATCGTGGCAGCAACAGCAGGGTCAAACCGACACTCAGGGTGCGGTTGAAAATGACAGAATAAGAGTCTCGAAGTCAGATATTCGCGGCGACGAATTGGCCACGCCAATGAATATCGATACTGGCCGTGCGGCCATTGACCTCCGCCAAGCTCCTGCTCCAACTACTGTTGTACCGTCCAAACCGTCCGGGGACATCGGACGGACACCGGTGTCGAATAGTATTGATAGCATGGTTCGCAGCGTCATTACCGATCTTCTGGACACGCTTAAGCTGAAGATAGCCCCAAAGATCTACACGCTTGCTGATTTGACTGCATTGTCAGCGGAACAGTTAGCAGCAGAGTTTACTGACGCTAAAGTCCTACAGGCCGTAAAAGATTCAATTGAAAAGTTTAGAACTATCCCGTCTAGACTCGGGCAGCACATTACATCTCCAACTGGTGAAAAAGTAATCATATACCGCGCAACTGACAACCAGTTGCAAGACGCTCTTACTGTGGCGCATGAGATTGGCCACAGCCTGTACAAGGAAGAGCGTGACAAAGCGCTAACTAATAAAGCGCTGCGTACCCGTCTTATCAACGCGTATAAGAACTCCTCTTCGTTTAAGCAGCTTAGCGAAAAGTACGGCTTCGATCGTGGCTTTGAAGAATGGTTCTCTGATCAAGTATCGCTGTGGGCGAGTGCCCGGTACAAGAACCGTGCTCGCAAGAATCTCGTAGACAAGTTCTTCGACGAATTCGTCGGTAAGTTAAAGCGCATGTACAACGCGCTTACCAAGTCCGTACGGAACCGACTCAAAGACGGCGTCAGCCAAGACTTTGAGTCCTTTATGGATGCGGTGCTTGAAGCGCGTCGGACGGAGGTTGACCAAAACGGGCTTGGGTTTACCGAGAGAGCGTTTGTGTATGAGATCGACGAACTTGCGGCTGAGCTCGCTGGTGGTCAGGCAGTTCCCGGTGGCGGGCAACCTCCCGGTGGCGGGCAACCCCCCGGTGGTGGACGGGTTACTCCGCCAAGGCCGCTTCAAACGTTTCTATACCAGAATCGCGGTAACTTCATCCTTAAGAAGTTTTTAGGCCTTGTTGTTACAGCTGACAACATCATGCGGCTTTACGCCGGGGATAGGATTGCGGACATGTTTTATGTCCGTGCTCAAGACCCTACGTCGAAGGGCCAAACTGGTTTTGCAGTTAAATCCCCAGATACGTTTAGAGCCTATATAAACCGCGTCCAGAAAGAGATTGGATCACTCGATGACCCGGCAGTCATTAGTGGTTTTAGTGACGCTGCGTCTGACGTCCCCACAGCCCAGCTTAGCGGCAAAGCTCGCCAGATTCGTGAGTTCCTTGAGAATTTCTACAGCGGTTACATTGTTCCGTCTAAGACTAAGGTTGGCTTTAGGAAGAACTTTTTCCCCCGCGTCTTAAACTTAGTAACGATTGCCGACAACCCGCAGCCGTTTATAAATTTGATTCTAAGCAGGGACCCGACGGCGAATGCGGCTAAAGTAAAAAAGGCTGTGGAAGGAATTGTTTCCCTTCAGCAGTCGATCACCAACGCAGCAGACATACAGGTTGACCCACTCAACCCGGCTTCCAACGTGACAGAAACGCTGGAACTGACGAAGAACCTCAGCATGGCTGACTTGGCTCCTTACCTTGTCGAGCCTAAAGTTGCTTTCATGCAGTACCTGCGAAGCGCGGTTAAGCGCGTTGAATTTGATCGCGCAACAAAGGACGATCAGGGCAACGATAAGTTAAAGCCGCTTCTTGATGCTCTCAACCCAGAAGACCGTGAGGTAGCGCTTGGAATTATCAACACGTACATGGGCTACCGCGCCCCGTTGAATCCGGTGTGGAGGAAGCTCAATAGCTGGGCTCAGTTTATACAGGCGGTTGCCCTGCTTCCGTTTGCGGCGCTAGCGTCGCTGACTGACCTTGCTGGTCCTGTTATCGCTTCGAGGGAGTTCGGGGCCATAACCGTTGGGCTTAAAGAAATCATTGCGACCATAAAAAACCGGGATGAGGCGGCTCAGTTCGCTAGAGACATAGGCGTAGCAACGCAAGAAGCTGTCTCTAATGCATGGCTGTCTGAGGCAGACGCTGACTACATGGATCCGCTTGCTCGTAAAGCTACAGATATATGGTTTAACATTACGGGCCTTAACTGGTTCACTAACTTCTCTCGCGAATTCTCCGCCCGAATGGGCGTGCAGTTTATGATCAAGCACGCCCGTAACGAGTTCAATAATCCGAACTCGGACAGATATCTGAGCGAGCTTGGCATTACCCGCGAAGAAGTTCTTGCTTGGGTTGACGGCGGACGTAAGCTTTCCACGCCAGAGGGTAAGAAAGTAACGCAGGCGCTACAGCGGTTTGTTGCGTCCTCCATCCTGCGTCCTAACGCAGCCGAGCGCCCGCCTTGGGCGTCCGATCCTAGCTATGCCTTGATCTGGCAGCTGAAGGGATACTTCTACTCGTACGGTAAGGTCATCCTCGGAGGCATGTTCACCGAAATGGAGACGCGTCTTACCAATGAGCAGCAAGGCACTCCGTGGGGCCGCATTGGTTCTGCTGCTGGTTTGTTGGCGCTTACCGCTGTGGCTACTATGCCGCTCGCCATGATGGGCATGGAACTTCGTGAGTACGCTAAGTTTGGCCTCGCAGCGGTGCTACCGTTCGTTGAAGCTGACCAGCGGTACTTCAAGACTGACCGTATGGATTGGCCGGAGTATCTTGGCACAGCCTTCGAGAAGTCAAACTTTAGTGGCCCATTTGCATTGCTAGGCGCGGCGTCTCAATCATCACTTTACGGGGATAGCCCAACGTTTACGTTGTTAGGGCCCACGGCCGAGACTGTCGATACCGCCTTCCAAAATGGCTGGCGCGTAGACCGGACGTTGAAGGACCGATTGTTGCCGGTCTACAACCAACTTTAACTAGGAGTAACTAATGCCCATACCAGCAATACTAGCGCCACTTTTGGCCGGCGGCCTCAATCTAGTGGCTAACGCGGTTCAAGCCAAGGGTAAACAATGGGTCGAAAAGAAGCTCGGGGTAGAGCTCAAGCCAGAGATGTCAGATGAGGATCTGGCTAAGGTGCAGACGGCTGCCATGGAGCACGAGGAAGAACTGCTTCGTCTGAAACTTGAAGAGAACAAGTTGGACTTGCAGGAGCTGGAGCTGTACTTCAAGGACACGGACTCGGCTCGGGGTCGTGAGATCCAGATTGCCACCTCCGACAAGGCTCCGCTTCTCAACAAGATCATCACCCCGGTACTGGCTCTTGGCGTAATCAGCCTGACCTTTATCCTTTTTGGCGTGGTGATGTTCGACAACAACCCTGTGGACTCGACCCGCAAGGACATCCTGATCTACATCTTGGGCGTTCTCTCGGCCATCAGCACTCAGATCGTGTCGTACTACTTTGGCTCCTCGCAGGGCTCCAAGGACAAGGCTGACCAACTGAAACAGGTGCTAAAATGAGTCTCGTTAGCGAACAGGCGGCGTTTCTTTTAGACGTATGTAAGCTCGTCCAGAAAGCCACAGAGCTAGGTTTTGTGGTCACTGGTGGAGAGCTGGCTAGAACTACTGAGCAGCAGGAGATCTACGTCAAGACTGGCCGGTCTAAGACCATGAATAGCATCCACCTAAAGCGGTGTGCTATTGATCTCAACTTCTTTAAGGGCGGTAAGCTGACATACGACCGGGGCGTGCTTCAGCCCCTAGGTGATTACTGGGAGTCACTGGACCCAAAAAACCAGTGGGGCGGGAACTGGCGGACGTTTAAAGACGTCCCACATTTCCAACGCACAGTTTAACGTGCATTTGCAACCCGTCCCTGTTACTATTTTCAGGGGCACCTCTACCTCTAGAAGGGTTAAGGATGGCTGAAAAAATCAAATTGGTCCAGGGCGACACGTATCCGCAGATACAGGTAACCCTTACAGACGAGAACTCTGGGGCCGCTATTGACCTAACTGGTGGGACGATTACCTTGCACTTTCGTGAGGTAGGCTCCACTACTGTCCTTTTTTCGCGGGTTGGGTTCATTAACCCCGGTACCGCTAATCAGGGTAAAGGCATCTTTGTCTTTCAGCCGACAGACTTAAACCTCCCGGCTGGTGAGTACGAGGGTGAAGTCGAGGTTTATTGGGCTGGGATCGGGGCTAGGCAGACTGTCTACGACATGCTCAAGTTCCGGATTCGCGAAGACATTGCTTAACCAGTACGAGGTTTTCTCTCATGGCTGTAACGTATTCAACCGCTGTAAAAAATGCCCGCCTTCTCGCGGTACGGGACCAGATTGATGCCGGTTCGGGCCCTGGTGTCCTGCAGATCGGCACCGCTGGTATGGCGACTGTGCTTGCTGATATTACCCTTAGCGACCCGTCGGCTACCGCTGCAAGCGGCATCCTGACGTTCTCGGGCTTTCCAAAGAGCGACTCCTCGGCCAATGCAACGGGTGTCGCAGCGGCGGCCCGTATTCGAGATAGCGCTGGGACGGACGTAATTACCGGACTTACAGTCGGTACGTCTGGAACCGACATTATTCTCGACAATACGTCGATTAACGCTGGCCAGACGATCACAATCAACTCGGCCACCATCACTCACGCTTGAGGCACTGATATGTCAAAGGCAAATACTTTCGAGAACGATCTGCTCAAGCTGATCTTCAACGCAACGGCGATCGCCAACCTGGCTGACAACGCCGCTTCGAGCCCGGTCACGAACCTCTACGTCAGCCTGCATAGCGCCGATCCTGGCGAAGCAGCAGACCAGACGACGAACGAAGTTGCGTACACCGGCTATGCGCGTGTGGCTGTTGCACGCACGACCGGTGGCTGGACGGTGACGAACTCCGACGTGACGAACGCTGCAGCGATCACCTTCCCGCAATGCACAGGCGGCACGGCAACGGCAACGCATGTGGCCGTAGGCACGGACGCTTCGGGCGCGGGCAAGGTTCTCTACAAGGGCGCGCTAGCAGCGTCGCTGTCTATTTCCCTCGGTATTCAGCCGCTCTTCTCTGCAGGGGCGCTGGATATTTCGGAGGACTGATGTCGTGCAGCAATGCCAGCACTGCCTTCGTCTGCTTGAGGACGGTGAGCATTGCCCGGACCATCCGGACGCGATTCCAGTCCATTTGATCCAAGAGGACGAAGAAACAGATGGGCTTTAAGAACGTCCGCCAGCTTGCGCAGTCGATCGACGACGACGGCCAGAGCTGGCTCTCATGGGTAACAAAGACAACGGGGCCGACCTCAACGGCGGGCCGTTGGATGGACTTGTCCATGGGTGCTGGTATCCCAAAGTTCAACGCTTACGGCGGCGCTCCGCTTACAGCAACGCCATTTGTGGGCGCGGGCAACGACGGGATCTACTGCGGGCCAACGCCCCCCGCGGGGCAGACAAAGCACCTGACCAATTTCTTCATCCAAAGCGGCAGCACGACGCTGGTTCCAGCGTACTTCTTACTGTGCGACTACTTGCTGCAGTACCCGTTTATCGACGGCGACGAGTCCGCCGAGCAAGTGATGGACAACACGGAGACCGTGCCTCGCAGCGATGGTAAAGGCGTCGAGTGCATGGTTGTGTGTACGGCGCCAATGGCGGCAAACGCCAATGTCACCGTCAAGTACACCAACCAGGACGGCGTGTCGAATCGCACATCGAACTTCTCACTGATTGCCGCAAGCGCGGTAGGGGTCTTGGTCAACGCCGGCAACAACCTGCTTGCAGCAGGCGCCGCTTCCCCATTCATTCCGATGCAGGGTTCCGATTACGGCATCCGCTCGATTGATTCGGTCACGTTTGATGCGGCAACGGGCGGCTTCATGTCGTTTGTGCTGATGAAGCGAGTTGCACAGATCCAGTTGCGCGAACTTGGCGTCGCTTGCGAAATGGATCAGTTCACGCAACGCGGTGGCGTGTTGCCAAAGATTGAGAACGGCGCTTACTTGAACATGATCTACAACACCGCGGTCGCAGGAACCGCTGTTCCGCTGCGTGCAGCATTGGAATTCACATGGAGATGAAACATGGGCTTTAGCAGTATGGACGATCTCGTTAACGAGATTACAAACAACGGCAAGTTCTATCGTGCCGACTGGATGAAGACAACTGGTGCAGCCGCCTACACGGCCGGCCACTGGTACGACCTTTCCCAGATCGCGGGCTTGCCGGTGGCCAACACGTACGCGGGCACGGCGCTCAACGCGCAAGTGCCGGACGAAGCGTCCAGCTGGACGCTGTACCACGGCGGCAACGTCTCAAGCGACACGAAGCACCTGCTCAACATGGCGGCCATGACCGCCGTGGCGACGGGCGTGCCGGGCGCGCTGATGCTCGTTGATTACTGCCTGTACTACCCCGGCATCGACACCCGCGTCACGACCGCGCAGACGCTTGTCAACACCAACACTCTGACGCGGTACACCGACGGCAAGGGCTTGCGAGCCTTCATGCCGTACACCACGGTCACGGGCACGCCTGCCGCGACCCCGGTGCTGACTATGAGTTACACGCGCGAAGACACGGGCGGCACTGACACTGGCCGATCGCTCGGTGCCGTGACCAAC